TATGTCAACAAGAGCCCAGGCTACATGGTGAATGATATCTACACCAATATTCTAGCCAGTGAAGGTGTCACGATTGGCTTAATCTATGATGCAGCAGCATTGACTGACTTATTCCCTGGTACAAGTCTCTTCCCAAGCACCACGCTCTATCCGACTGAGAGTGTTGGCATCGTGCCAGAGGCAACCTTTGTGTACTGCACGGTAGCACAGGCATTCGATGCGCTGGTAACGGCTGCATCAGCTAATGGCGTGCCGTATTATTGGATGATTGATCACAATAAGCAACTCTGGTTTGCTCCGTACACAGCAGTCGTGAACAACACCGTGATTGATGGATCACAAATTGATGATGGACACCTTACAGGTCATCGCCCGACGGTCACACGAGCTAATCCAACATATCGCAATACGCAATATCTCATAGGCGGTGTGGCTCAGACTGTCTCGCAGACTGAGACGAGGAAAGGCGATAGCAATACGGTTTCATGGCCAATGAGCTATGACTTGGCTACCGCTCCAACCATCACCGTGAACGCTGTGAGCAAGGCTGTGGGCATTCGTGGTGTGGACACTGGTAAAGACTGGTATTGGCAAAAAGGGAGTCCTGATATCTCTCAGGACAGCGCAGGAACGAAGCTTGTAAACACCGACACCTTGAGCGTGACCTACATCGGGCAGTATCCGACGGTGATTGTTGATAGGAACAATGCACAAGTCTCGTATGAGCAATCACTTGATGGCTCTACCGGCATTGTTGAGGAAGTAGAGACGGATAGTACGATCTCTTCTATAGCGAATGGATTAGCAAAGACGAGTGCTTTGCTCACACGCTATGCAGCACAAGGGACGATCTTCGAGGGGATGACGAGGCAAACAGGATATGCTCCAGGCCAGCTCGTGACGGTCAATCTACCGGATCATCAATTATTCAATGTGCAGGGGCTTGTCGAGGATGTGTCAGCATCAGATCAGATTGATGGATTCAATATCTGGTACACCATCAAGGTAGTCCAGGGGCCATACGACCAGAATTGGGTTTCATTCTTTAAGGTGCTCTTCAAGAGTTCTACACCGTCCAATTCAATCAATGTGGGAGTCTCACAAAGTACGCTTCTCTTGCAAGCCTTTACTGCTAGTCTCTCTCCTGCTGCAACGCTCAATACGAGCGTGTTCGCCTGTCCTGTGGTCAATACGACGCTCTTTCCGAGCACAACTTTATTTCCGTGCTGAGGTGATGAATGGCAGCTATAACGATAACCAATACTGGACTGAACTTAATGCGAGATGGCTTATCAGGTGCAAATAAGAGCCTGATCACCTATGTTGCGCTCGGAACAAGCAGTACATCCCCAACGGTGAGTGATACGAGGTTAGGCGCTGAGGTCTATCGTAAAAAGGTGACGAGCTACACCAATGGCTCAAGTGCGGGGGAAATCTTGATCAACATGTATTTAGCGCCTGGCGATAGCGTGGGTACTGCAATTGCCGAGATTGGCTTTTTCGGTGGCAATTCAGCAACAAATACAGCCAATAGCGGTGTACTGCTTGCTAGAGGATTGTACAGCCATACAAAAACGGCTTTAGAAAGCATACAAGTACAAGTCGATCTCACTATATAGGAGGAAATAGATGGCAGGATACACGGCTACAGGCCCGTTCACGAACGGCTCGGCTCCTGGCCTGGCCGCAGCCTTTTTTAACAATATCGAGACATGGATACAGCAAACGGAAGGAGATACCGGCGCTGTATCAGTATCTGGCACAACAGCAGGGACAGCCACGCTTTACCAGTTCTTTCAAGGTACTTTGAAAGGGTTCTTCCTGTACTTCGCTGGCTACCGCAATAGCACCGCAACCGAACAGTACCTCACGCTACCCGTTGCATTTACGACGTATGCGGGTTTCATTGCCTTTGGTGGCATCCCACAAACGCATATTGCAACAGGCACAACGAATATCAACAGCAAAATCTCGGATTGGTCTGCATTCCCAACGGGTAGCGGTGCTGGCGCAATCAATGCGGCCTTGAATCAGATGAACGGGTTTAGCGCAGGTGACATCACGAACAGTTTTGATCACATCGGGCTCGGTGTCTCGCAATCACAGACCTATACCGCTGGTTTATTGGTGATAGGTGTTTAGAATGCGCCAGTCCAGATGAGCACAAGGAGCAGGAACAAGCAAGCAGCGAGAAAGCCACCAATGAGCAATAACATGGACACACGAAACACAATACGAACAAGTTTTCGCATACACAATCCTTTCAGCGAGATATCTTTACAACGAATGAGGTAAGCATATGATGATCGAAGGGTATATCAACAATCCATTCCCATATGAGATAGGAGATCACCTGCTAGACGAGGATGGAGACGAGTGCATATTGGAGGATGCCAATTACTTTCATTGCCACTTGCACTGGCTTACTGGTGAACTTGCGAGTCAGGGAGATGGACGGTTCACCGCAAGGACTGAGACAGTCCACCACGAGTTCAAGCGGAAGTAAGAAATATCTCTACAACGAATGAGGTGAGAGATGGCGGATTATGGGGCATAAGATACCAGCACAACAACCCTTGGAGCTAATCAATTCCCCATTAGTGAGGCATGGACACCGAACGCAGGGTTCAGCGCAGTAGAAGGTGGTCCACAATCGACGGACGCAGGGAATAAGAAGTCGGCTCCGGTTTCTGTGTACGCCAAGGATGGAAGCAACGTCACCCAGGGGGCGCAAGCTGATGCTGCCTATACCGATGGAACGGGCGCAGCCAGTGGTACGAGCATGGGGCTCTTCAAGGGTATCTTTGTGAAGCTTGCGGCTATAGCCACAGCCATTGTTAGCGTGCTCAAGGTGAAGGGAGATTTCAGTGAGCAGGCATCGCTTACAGCGGGAAGCCTCAATGCTGATCTCGTACCAGCAACCGATGTGAGCGCCTACAAGAGCGCAATACTTATGCTTTCAGGTGCATGGGTAGGGACGCTCACTGTACAGGGCTCTAATGACAATTTCAACAATGAGACGTTTACCATTGCCTGTGTGCGCTTAGATGGTGTGGGTCCGATAGCTGGTACCTTTACCTCAAATGTGCCGATCTACATTCCGATCGCCTGTCGTTATCTGCGTGTTCGCATGACCTCCTACACATCAGGTGCAGCAAACGGTGTGCTTGAACAATATACTTTCCCGCTCAATGTCTTTCCTGGTGTGCAGGCAGTCAGTCAGAGTGGTACATGGACCGTCCAACCTGGGAATACCGCCAATACAACCGCATGGTTGGTTAATCAAGCAACATCAGCGACAGGCACGAAAACAAGTGTAGCTTCATCTGCATCGAGTGTGACTATTCTTGCATCGAATGCCTCCAGAAAAGGAGCGATGGTCTACAACGATTCGACGCAAGTGCTGTACCTGGACTTGAGCGGTGGTACAGCGTCTAACGCATCCTATAGCGTGCAAATACAGCCAAATGGCTTTTTCGAGTTGCCTGCTCCTGCTATCTATAGCGGGCTCATCACTGGTATATGGGCAGCAGCCAACGGCAATGCGAGAGTAACCGAGTTCAGTTAGGAGAAAGTTATGCCATTATTCCCACCGCCTTTACCAGCACCGCAGATGCTTGCACCCGACGCAGGCGATGCTGCCAATCTCGGCACTGGCACACTCACCGCAGGAGTCGCCTACTTCTCGGCTGTATCTGTGGGAGCGCCTTGCACCGTAACAAAGATGCGCTGTCAGTTCTCAGGCGCTCCTACAGGCAATGTGGACATGGGTATCTTTGACTCGACAGGCGCAAGTGGAGGACCAGGCAACATGCTTGCTCACACAGGCGCTATCGCTGCTGCAACAGGGGTATTCACACAGAACTTGACAGCCAATCTCACCATCTCTTTGCCTGGGCTCTACTGGCTTGCATGGCTCGATACCGTAGCGGATACCGTGTTTCGAGTGGCTGCTGCAAACATTGGAGGAAATCCAAGTGTGAGAAGTAGCGCGACAAACTTGACGGTATTAGCAAGCTCGATAGCAGTTGTCAATACGGGTAACAGGGTAGCAGTTGTAGGGATACTCTCAGGAGGGTACACTTAATGCCTACGACAATATTCGTCCCTAGGACGTTTGGTGGAACCTTAATCCTCCAGACAACACCGCCTCCACCGCTCACAAGCGGGCCTGTGACTACCGTGATTGCTGATCAAGCGGTGAATGTCGCCTCACTCACTGATGTGCAGCGAACACTGGCAACACTTACCGATCAGCCACGAGCTACAGCAGTGCTCTCGGAAAAGGTGGTGTGATTATGACAAATAGCTATGCAAAAGATAATCAAATCAGGGTGAGTGTGGAATTCCTGGTAAACAGTGTAGACACTGATCCGTCAACGGTGAAAGCATTTTACAAAGATCCAAGCAATGTGGTAACAACGCTCACCTATGGCGTTGACAATGCACTCGTGAAGGATGCAACGGGCAAGTACCATGTGGATATCTTTGCGAACTTGGTGGGCTTCTACTGGTATCGATTCGAGGGAAGTGGGAGCGTGATTAGCGCGAGTGAATCGGTGTTCTATATCAGTCAAAGCCAGATTTTATGATAGAAATGAAGGAAATGCAGCAACAGCCAGCGCCAAATGAGTTTATGATGACGCTCACTACCATGTCGCGCCAGCTTGAACGACTGGATGAGCGAACACGCAATCTTGCGACACGGGCCGACCTGGAAGGATTGCGTAAAGAGCTAGTGGCGCGCGAGTCCCTTGAACCGCAACTAAATGATCTCAGGAGGCAGATTACACGAATAGATCAGGATAGGATAGCAGATCGGATCGCCTGGGAGAAACGGGCCGATGAGTTAGAGAAGGAGCAACTTTCACGGCAAGATCGCCTGTGGATGCGTCTCATGCAAGGCGTTGGTAT